GAGGGGGCGACGGTGTTGGACGCGACTCCGGGTGCTCATTTTGAACCCATAGCGGGTCTTGATTTTGCAAGTCTATACGCAAGTATTATGATTGCTCATAATTATGACTATGCAACAATCGTTGAAGATCCCGAGTTTGATAATCTTCCAGGAATTGAATACTTTGATATGGACTGGGAAGAAGACGACATCGATTCCGATGGCAATGAAATTAAACGCCCAGTAAGTGTAAGGTTTGTACAAAATAGAACCGGAATTATGCCAAAGATTCTAGATCGCCTTTGGAAAGAGCGTAAAGCTATTCGTAAACAAATGAAAACTCTTTCACCTGATGATCCTTTATATGCTGTCTACAATGGTGTACAACTTGCTATCAAAGTTTCAATGAACAGTATTTATGGATTTACAGGAGCAAGATATGGGAGACTTCCAATAAAAAAGATCGCGGCTGCGGTTACAGCGTGTGGTCGCGGAATGATTGCTCACTCGAAAAAATGTGCAGAAGAGTGGTACGAATGTGAGGTAGTATACGGCGATACAGATTCTATTTATGTAAAATTCAAAAGCGATCTCAAAGGACGAGACCATATGAACTATGTTTTCAAAGTTGCACCCGAATGCGCAGACCGTATTTCTGCTACATTTAAAAAACCAATCGATCTTGAGTTTGAAAAAGTTATGTATCCTTTCATCTTATATTCCAAGAAACGCTATGCCCG